AAAGGCGGTTTAAAGCATGGCGTTTGCACGTCCTACCCTAAAGGAATTGGTTGCACGCGTTCGCTCTGATATTCGGGCGGCGCTTCAAATTACCGCAATTCTGAGAAGATCTTTTCTCTCTGCAATATCTCGCGCCATCGCTGGCGTTGCAAACTCTTTACACGGCCATCTAACATTTATTTCTAAGCAGGCATTTCCTGACCAGGCGACAGGAGTTTATTTAAAAAGATGGGGTTCCATCTATGGTGTCCCAGCACGCGAGGCGACATTTTCGAAAATGACTATTACCGGTACAGGAGTGAACGGTAGTATCTTGGCATCTGCCGACTTATTTCAAATCGATAGTGGCCTAACATACGAAGTTGACGAAAACGTAGAGGTATCGGCTGGAATATACACAGCAAATGTGACGGCAGTTACCGAAGGCGCAGGATCAAACTTAGCAAACGGCGAGAGAATGAGTTTGCAGTCTCCGGTTGCCGGAATCGATAGTAACGCAGTTGTCGCGTCAACGGTTATTGAGGGAGAAAATTCTGAAACCGAATTAGCCCAGCAAGCCAGAATTGTGCGCCGTATTCAGTTTCCTCCTGCGGGTGGTAACGTTTTTGATTACATTGCATGGGCTTTAGAGGTTTCGGGTGTCTCGCGCGTTTGGGTTTTCCCTGGAAACCGGGGACAGGGAACGGTTGATGTTTCTTTTTTAGAACTAGATGCTACTGACGAAGTAATTCCTGGCGCCTCAAAAGTGGCTGAAGTTCAAGAAAAAATCGACGAAAGCAAACCAGTTACCGCTGATTCAAATGTTTTTGCTCCAAACTCGTTAACTATTCCGATGACAATTAAACTGAAACCAAACACTACGGCAACGCGCCTAGCCGTAAGCGCTGAACTTAAAGATTTATTCATTCGAGATAGTCAAGTTTCAGGAGCGGCAGACCCCGACAAGATCGCGTCAGGAGATACATTTGACGGCATTATAAGCATTTCAAAAATAAATGAAGCGATAAGCTTAGCGACCGACGAAGAAGACCACGTTCTAGTTATCCCGACGGCTGACATTGGGCCGGATCAGGGATACATAGCAGTTTTAGGGACTATAACCTTCCAAACCTTGGTTTAATAGATGCCAGTAATTGAGAAAATAATTAAATATACAGGCTTACTAAAAAAACTTTTCCCAGTTGGGAAGGCTTGGGAAAACATACTAGACGATAACCTTTTTTCTGGAATGTCGGTTGAGTTCGCACGTATCGAAGACCGCAGTATAGATTTACTCCGCGAGATGGACCCCCTAACATCTTCTGAAATGCTAAAAGATTGGGAATCTTTACTTGGTTTGCCGGACGAATGCACGCCAGAAGATCAGTCACTTTCTGAGCGTCAATCGCAATGCAGGCAAAAGCTTTCCAACCAGGGTGGGCAGTCAGCGGCTTACTTAGAAGACGTATCAGATGATTTGGGGTTTGAAGGTACCGTCTTTAGTGATTATGTCCCATTCGAAGTTGGGCGAGCTGTTGTTGGAGCTCCGCTAACAAATAATTTCGATATATCTTTTAGAGTCGGCGATACCGTCGGCGAGGTTATCCGCAATTCTGGTTGGCGTTTTGTTTTTCAAGTCAACGCGCTAGCGACCATTAACGATCCGTTTGAAGTTGGTAATGACACGGTAGGCGATCCCCTAGTTGTGTTCGGCAATCCACTACTCCAATGCACGATCAAAAGGTTGAAGCCAGCGCACACACAAGCATTTTTTACATATCGGGATACATTGTAATGAAGCAATCAAACAAAAAATCGATAAGATTTAACTTAAGGGGAAATTAAAATGCGCAGAACTACGGCATCCGGGCATGATACGAATCGCTATACAGAAGGGAACCCGTCTCTAGGGGTTCCCGCAACGGTGGTTTCGGCGGAAGCTGCAAACGCTTGGCAAGAAGAAATCGTAAACGTTATTTTATCAGCAGGGCTAACCCCGGCAGTTTCAGAGACACAACTTTTGGAGTCGGTTCAAGCGATAGCATCGCATGGCGGTGCTCAAATTACTGCTTTTGCTATCGCCAACAACGTTGGAGTTGCTGCAAGTGTGACAGGCTTACTATTTAGCGCGCTAAGCTTTAAATCAGCGAAGATTTTTTACGGTATCGACAGAAGAACGACGTCGTCAAACGTCCAACAGACTGGCACGCTAACGCTGATATATGACGCTACCGATGCCATATGGCGAATTTCGGACCAATCTGACTTTGACGATGCAGGCGTTGTTTTTACGATCAACGGATCAGGTCAAATTAATTACACGTCAACAAATATCTCTGGGACTAGCTACGTTGGAACGCTTCACGCGACTATTACTAAATTAAAATTAGCATAAGGTAAAAACAAAATGAAAAAAGCAGGATTTTATTTTCTCGGAATAATGACAGTGTTTTTGGTAGGATGGCGAACGACAGATAACTTTTTGAGATTCGGCGATGGAACGAATGTCGCGGATAAACAAATCATCGCGGACTTGGGTTTAGGCGCGACCAACCCCATGATGTCTTACAATGTCCTCACAAGTAAATGGCAATTCACAAATGATGGAGTTAACACTAAATTATTCGGCTCAGGATCTGGATCAGGTAGCGGAATCAATCTTTTAGACAATCCGGGCTGTGAAAACGGAACCTCAACGCCAGATAATTGGGCGGCATCAGGTGGTTCGTTAACACGAACGACTATATCTGTTGAGGTTGGCTATGAAACAGCTGCTTGTAAGTTCGACGCATCCGCTCTCGGACAATCTGTAAAGCCCTCTGATGTTTTGGTCCCAGAAATTCTAGAAGGCAAACCATGTGTCGCTGCTTTTTCATATAAAGCGGATTCTATTACAGCCGGTGACTATATTTTTTACGCTGAACTTGATGACGCTACCGATATAACAGCTTCCGTTTCCCTAACTGCGACAAACGGAGCTTGGAGAGAGGCGTATGTTTCTTTTATATGTCCTCTAAATGATTCGATTCGCTTTAAAATTGAATCGGCTGTCGCTAACCCTGCCGCAATTCTTTTTGATCAAGCCCACCTTGGCTCGGCAAGTAGCCAATACTTCGATGGGGACTCGGTCGAGATTGTAGCGCAAGCATACTTTGCGACAACCGCTAACTGCTCGTGGCAACGGACAAATGCGACTCTTGGAGCTTTTGGCACAGACACTGATTGCCCGGCGATCACGGTAGAGACGTCAAGCCCAATTGCGACCATAAACGCTGCCGATACTGATTTGCCGCAAATCGTATTTACAGCTTTACCAGCCGGGGTTTACGAAGTTGAGGCGAGCTTTACCTCATCTTTTGGCGCAGCTGTTGACCAAAGTTACGGGATAAGCGATGGAACCAACACAAGAGGAAATATTAGCCACGCGCTGACACAGTCAACAGACATAGTATCAACTAATATAAAGGCGATTTTCACGCACACCGGTGGTGCTAAGACTTTCGCAGCGTTTGGAGCTGCCGCATCAAGCACCGTTGACATTAGAAACCAGGCGGCGAGCCAAAGGTTGACGTGGACAGTAACGAGATACCCGGAATCGTCGACCTCAAAAGTTAGCCTGGCAACCCAAGGATGGTTTATTAACGCAAACATTTTTGGAGCGAATCCCAATCTAACGGTGGGCGATGTTTCAGCATACACAGAAATTACTGACGCTGGGCTTTCGATGGAACTAAAACAGGGATCTGCGGATGCAAAAATTCCTTGTTCGACAACCAACGCGCCTAGCGGTTTAACATGTTCGGCCGGTAGTGAATCGCTAGGTGTCGCTTTCAACCCTCCATACGCAGGCTCGTATATGGTCTGCATGCAGTTTACTCATTTATCGCAGGGTGGCGCTTCAGATGAAGTTTTGTCGACTTTTCGCCTTAACGAAACCCCGACAAATGCGCAAACTATTACAACGCAGAGCGACACAACAAGCCAATCTAGAAAGCTTTTTGTCGGTACCGAAGAATTCATTGCTTTCCCAAATAACGTATGTTCGATTGTGTCTTTTAGTTCTGTTACAGAAAAAGTAATTCGTTTGATGTACACACAAGATCAAACTAACACTATAGTTTCATCACTTCTTTTGGCTGATCGAGCATCTGGCGTTACCGGAACCAGAGATATTAACGTTAAGGTTTTCCCGATCACCCAAAACTTTCCGCAAGCCGTCGCACTTACCGAACTAGTTACGCAAAGCGCGACGTGTAATGTGACTAAAGAATTTTGCCAGGGGACGTATACCCCAACGATCACAAACAGCACTAACGTGGCGGCTTCTGTCGCCTCGCTGGCGCGCTGGATGAAAGTTGGTAACAAGGTCTCTGTCACTGGTTTAGTTGAGATTGACCCGACCTCGACAGGCGATACGGTTATAAAATTAAGTTTGCCAATCGCATCCGCTCTAACCTTGGCTACAGATGTAAACGGAACGGGAAACGGGCAGGGATCGGCGAACTACCAACCAGCGATTATTATTGCTGACACTCCGCTGGACTTAGCTTTTTACAATTTTATAGCAAGTGACCTTGCGTCGAGATCACATTATTATTCTTATATGTATGAGCTGAAGTAACCATGCAATCGATGCAAGATGTTTTGGTCCAAGCGCTATCGGTCGCAATGCTCGGCATAGCAACGGCATTTGGAGTTGCTTTTAAAGCATGGATAGATAAAAAACTCCAAAAGAAATCGGATCTTGCGGTTGCTACTGAAAAAATTCGAGCACTAAGACTACAGTTAGGACTAAACGAGCCGATTGAGCCTAAGTCAATAGACGACATTTTTACAGAAATAAGACGTCTATCTAAAACTGTAGATGAAAGGAAATCATTATGAATGAAGACCAAAAAGGGTTGGGAATTGAAGAGACGCTAGACATTTTTAATTGCGCGATCAAATTTATCAACGACTTGGTTGTAAAGAAAATGGACGATGGAAAAATAAGTTTTGTTGATGCATCTTCTGTCGCTGTGTCTAATTTTTCTTCTGAAGTAAAGGCGTTGATCGGATCTCACAAGGTTATCGCTGAAATGTCGGACTTGTCAGCCGACGAAGGCAGAATGTTAGCCGAAAAAGCTTTAGAGCTTGGAAAATCCGTGATGAACTTAGTAGCCAAGAAGGCGGAATGAAAATGCCTTTTTGGTTATCTGCACTATCCCTGCTGGTCGAGGTTGTCAAGCTTATTTTGGCTAATTCTAACGGATCTAAAAAGGTTGCTAGCGCTAAGGTTGTTGAATTGCGCAAGGCGATTAAATCCGCTAAGGCGAACGGAGATACTCATGCGATCGAAGAAGTTATTAGGTCAATTGGCGTTAGTGGTCCTAAGCCTAAGTAGCTGTCAGACAGAAGAGAAAGCGGGATGGGCGCCCAAGATTTATATCTTCCAGGGTGACACCTTGGTTCGTGGAGGAGATCGCCTACTTTGTACAACCACTGCGGTGAAAGATTTTATTTGCGTTTCAAAACCAGACTTTGTGCATCTTGTTGACGTTTGCCAAGATAGCAATAAAACGTGGTGGAAATTTTGGGATTAAATACTCCAAACAAAATAATAATGCATTGCTCAGCAACAGCTGATTACGATGTCACAAAACCTATGCCTTACGACTACGGCGTTTCAGATGTCACCGCTTGGCACAAAGCGCAGGGCTGGAAAACTTGCGGCTATCACAAAGTTATTCGTCGCTCTGGCGTTATCGAAATTGGACGCGCCGATTCAGACATTGGCGCACATTGCCATGACATGAACGCGGATTCGATCGGTATTTGTTACATCGGAACGCAAAGGCCAACCGTTCCACAAATAGAATCAATTATAGCGATTTATAAAGTTTATTACGACAAGTTCGGAATCGGTTGGCTCGGTTGGTTTGGGCACTA